GATGACACGGTTCATTTTTCTGGTCTCACTAGCTTTAAATTCAGCCAACATTTCGGGGAAAAGTTGACCTGTTGCTTGGATCGGCTTGTTCATGACCTGCCGCACAAGCTGCTCATTCTTCAAAGTGGCAATGGCTGAATTTTTGATGAATCCACCCGCTCCTCTTACAACATCTTGTTTGGCATTCCTCTGTGACTCTGGTGCTAACCCCTCGGCGGTCTTAGTGAATTGTGTGTTGGCCTCATCAATGGCTTCCCCCATCTGGCGCCGCACATCTGATTGAAGCTCCTTGACGGCTTTTTGTGTGCCCTCACTTAGTTCATCCTCTCGACCCGCAATTTCTTTTGCCAATTCGTTGACGTAAGGAAGCACAGTTTTCACATACTCTTTGCCGACTGCCGCCTTTAGTCGCTCTAGTTGTACCTGTCGCGCTGTGATGCGGTCTTGTAGAGATTCACTATCCATTAGTCCTCAAGCATATCGCGTGCATCTTCAATTTCCAAAGTCGCAACCCCTGCGCGTTTGTAATATTCCCGCGCCTCCTCATCCGTGATTTGACCACCCAACTCTAATGCTGCAACCTGTGCGAGCATTTGTGGGTCGATGTTCAACGCTGTGAAATCATCTTCAAGTTGGTAAACGACCTCAAGTTCTGCGGTCTCCACGAATGATAACGCAATGGCTAATGCTTTCTCCATCGCTTCCGAAACATTGCGTGCTATTTTTGATAAAGTGCTTGTCGAATTGCGGTTTTCAATGTTGGTCTGTGTCGCTGTCTTAACTTGTGCGCTTGGTTGCACAGTCTTTGCGCCAAGTGCCACCATAGACTCTTCTTTGCCCTCCATCGCCTCCTTTTGCATGCCCCCAGATGTAGCTTGCAACAAGCCGAATGTCGCACCTTTTGGCAATGCAACTGGGTTCTCAGAACCTAGCGCAATGTTTTGTTTGCCTAGGCTGTCCGCCCACTGCTTTTCTAGTCCAGTGAACACTGGAGTTGGTGACGCAGTAATAAAAACTGATTGCTCATAGTCCGCGGAATTGCGGTAATGTGCAATATTCAATTCCGCAATCCCTAGCAATGGCGGCATGTCTGGCTCTGCGTCATTGTTTTCAGAACCAATCCAAATAAAGGGGATCTCACCCATTGCCCCTCGCGCACTATTGACTGTGCGTGTCTCGGTGTATATTTCAAATTCTTGTTTGTCGGTCTCACTCCTGCGCCACACGGTGACGAATACCCCATCCTCAGTGCGTTCATACACCCGCCATTGCTCCACCGCGTTGGTGGTAAAAGGGTTCTCAGTGTCTTCAAAAATCTTTTCAGCCAACACCAACAAATCAAGCTTCGATGGGTCTTTTTGGTTGGCTTTCCAGTTTATGATTTGCTCGGCCATCTGTGGCATTAGTCGTGGGGCAAGCCCCATTGCAGAAAACTCGGCTCTTGTCAATTCGCCACCACCGTCGAGACCTTGGAAATCAACCAAAAGGCCTGCACGCCCAGTCGTTAATGCCTCGCTAGTTAGCAGTGCGCTCAACCCCTCCATTGTTAGCCCTGCACCATTTATATTGTCTGTGAAATCTTCGATCTGCTGCGGCAAATCCACTTGAGGTTGCCTGCTGTGGATCAAAGAAGCTAGGTTGTCATGGGTGTGCTTGGTGTATGGGTAGTACACGGCGCGTTTATGGTAATTTGCAAATTTCGCGTTCCCTTTTTTGTCATTCGTGTGTGTGGCTGGTCTCGGCAAATATTTTTTGCCCTTACTTCCAACCTTCAACTCTACATTGTCACGGCAAACTTCCCACATTGGGAAAGCCGCGTCGTAGGATGGGTGTGTGAAATCTACACTTTTCATATGGTCATTATGTTATTGTATTGTTAAAAGTCAAAACCAAATACCACTGCCTGCGCTTCTACATTGTTACGGCTCACGAGTGGGTACACTAATGAGTCCCACACATGGTCGTTGGCAGTAGTGTCCACCTCCTCGGGTTTTTTCTCATCACGTGGTAATGTGACAACTGTTTCTAGGAAAGGCTCAATCTTCCCCATTGTGTAAAACCCCGCGCCCTCTTCATCTATTGTAGCCTGTAACATTTGGCGGAAGATTTCAAGTGATCGCATCCGTGAACCCGCAGACTTGTCAGACCTCCCCCAATAAATTTCTTCCTCTTCCATTATGTCAGCGAGCGAACCAAACTCCGCATCATTCAAGTTGAATATGGCATTGTCCGCTGTGCCACCATCAAATTTTCTTGTGGTAATCCCATCCTCTATCAATTCATATTCCTTGTCCTTTATCATCTGGGCGACCTCCCGTACTGGTGCTTTTATGCCCTTGTTGCTCGCATAGTCGTAATTGCCATCTGCATCTTTCATCCCGCCATATATCACATCTAGCAATATTGCGGTATTAGGTGGCGGGCAAAATTTTGATCCGTCTGGCAATTTCGCCTCCTCGCCATTTGCAAACGCAATAAAACACACACCAAAGGGTTGGGATGAACCGTTGTCAAACCCTCGCCACAACGTCCAGTTTTCTGGTATTTTGAAATATGGTAAAATGTGTTTGTCTGCGTCCCAAAGGTCGTCGATTGCACCACCCGCTGTCACGCTCCAATCCCCCTCTAACCATGCCGCCCGTTTGTTTGGGCAGGTTATAGACTCTAATGTGGCCACATATCTTGGGTCGAGATATTTGTTTTCTTTGTAGCTGGAAAATATAGCAACCTTTGTTTTCGATAGTGGCTCCCTTTGTTTTGTTCTTGGGTTGTAGACATCCGATGTTTCTGTCTGTATTTCGCAATCCCCGCCACCATCTATGAATTTCTTTTTTACCCAAGCATGCCCCGCGCCTAGTGGGTTAGTGGTTGAGAAAATACACATCGGCAGCTTGGCGATGCTCCCATCAGTTGGCGCCACAAAGCTTGTGCGAACGCACGATTCTATAAGGTCATATATTTCACTTGATGCATATGACGTCAGCTCATTCCATCCCACAAAAGGGAATTCCTGCCCGTGGTAATCTCGGTATTCTTCGACACGTGCGATGTGGCGAAACAATAGCTCCTCCCCTTCTGGGAAGACCCACTTGAATTTTCCTTCTTTCCACTCGGCCTCTGGGCAGGCGATAGGGATCATCTGGTGTGACTTCGCCACAAGGTCACCGAGTGATTTGTATTTGCGGTCGAAGATGACACCGCGCCAATATGCGCCGTATCCTTTCCCGACCTCAACAACGAATCGGGCTATTTGTGCCTCGGATTTACCACCGCCCCTTGTACCGTGGAATAAAACCTCATCAACTGGTGCTGATATTGCCAACTCTTGGCAACCTTCTAGTGGTTTCCAATCACCCATTTGATTTTCTTTTCTTTGCCGCTTTCTCCCATTGGTCTCGGTCTTGCGCCACTGGCGCGTAGAATATATTAGTGTTCTTTACTTCCTCGATTTGTGCAATCGGGTTTTCTCTCCAACCGCCTTGGGTCTTCATCCAAAATATTTGCGCCGTGACATTGCCAGACATCGCCGCTTTGAACAATTTGCCTGCTACTGATGCAGTGGCTTCAGTCTTTGAGTTTGTTAGTTCCTCGCGGTAGTGTTTGCGTAATGTTTTGGCGTCAATTCCGATTATGCTTGCAACCTGCTCTTGTGTTGCACCTGCGACGACAAGCATCTGCACTTTCTTACGAATACTGTCAGTTGGTTTATGGCTCGCCCTAGGCATTATCGTCCCCACTCCATTCTTCAATTTCTATTTCACCGCATTTCTGTGCGGCTTTTTTGCCACATCCTTTCACAAAGACTAGCACATTCTGATGTGTTTTTCCTAACTTTCTTGATGTTTTCATTACTCTCCCTGCCCTTAGTGGTAGTGACCCCACCGCTGTTACAAGGACGGTTTCGTTGTAATATTTAAATCCTGTTTCGAGGAAAGCCGTAATAGTGTCCCCTAAAAAATTATAATAGTTTCCTTCCTTATCTCTAACCTCACCAATGACCCAGACTGCGAAAGTGTCATCCTTCATCATGTCATAAGTCTCTTTGATGATTTCAGAATAACACTCCAGAAATTTTGTGTAATCCATATTGGATAAATCATCATCATCATCACTGTAAACCTCTAGATCAGCATATGGTGGGCAACTCAACACCATATCAGCCCTCACGTCGCCTACTAATTTTTTGATGTTGCGGCTATCCCCATGTGTCCACACTGGTGAAATGCTTTTGCATATATCACTAGCTTGCTCCCTATTGGCTTCAACTTGCTCCTTCCTTAAGTCATTTCCAATATAATACCTTCCACACTCTGCCGCTACTATGCCACGTACTGATCCTCCTGCGAAAGGGTCTAGCACCATGTCGCCCTCTTTTGAGAACCAACTATAAATAATTTCACATAGAACTGGGTCAAATATTGACCCCCCTTTATCTGGACCTTTGTTGATTGATTCGCTTGCGTTTGTGTTTTTTATATCTCGACCTTCCTCAGACTTTATCCCCAAGGCTAACCAATCACGTTTGCGCGATTGCCACCTCCCCTCCCGCGCATTTAGAACAGTGAACGGTGGGACACCAAAATTACTCTTCATGCTGCCCTTTACACCTTCATCATATTCTTCACCTTCTTCACCTTCTTCGTTCATTGTTCCAAGGCCATCCAAGAACAAATCTTCAAATCCCAATAGGTTGATATCAAAATCCATTTCCTGCAAGGCCTCCACCTCAAGTTTTAACATTTCCTCATTCCAGCCAGCATTCAAAGCTAGTTGGTTGTCTGCTATGACATATGCTTTCTTTTGTGCTTCTGTTAGGCCTTCTAGTGTAAGTGTAGGCACTTCTTTCATGCCACATTTTTTAGCTGCCGCTATTCGCCCGTGGCCAGCTATTACTCCTCCCTGCTCATCCACTAATATGGGGTTTGTAAAACCAAATTCTTTGATTGAGCTTGCAATCTGTGAGACTTGTTCACTTGTGTGGGTGCGAGAGTTATTGCAGTAGGGTATGAGTTCTACGATCTTTTGTTTTTTATACGCGGGAAGTTCAGTCATGTTTTTGCTGTTTATAGTAGGTCATCAATTTCTTCGGCCATTTGTGGCGCTTGATAGTCTTCGCCAGTTGCGGCCTTGTATAGAGTCTCGACCATTTTTTCCATTCTTTCAACCTTTGATTGTAGAATTGCATTTGTTTGTTTTATTTCTGCAATACTCTCATTTATCCCACCAATTTTTGTTTTGTATACTGTGCGGCGGCGTTTTTTATGCGCCACCAACTCCATTGCGGGGAGATTTGTTAGCTCTGTATTGAATATGCGGTATGCTGGCAGCCTATTTTGCATATGTGTTAGTTCGTCGGATGTGAAATTCTCGGTTATGGTTTGCACTATGTCTATTGTTTTATTGACCGAGGGTGCGTTCTTGCTGCGTGAGTAGAGTCTGTATTTCCGTGAGCCATCTGTGGTTGGTTTGACAAATCGGAAGAAGTTCCCAACGGCGGACACAATGGAGAAACCAGCAGGGAATACAATACTTCTGGCACCATTGTTGAAAGTCGCCGTGTGTGTTGTTTGGCCATCACGGGGTACAACGTACAGGATGAAATGGTTGGTGTCTATTAGCTCATGTACCAATATTGCTAATTTTGATTTTTCACCTGCGGATTTTTCAGATTGATCCAGTGCTGCTTGGTGTAGTGTTTTATATAGGTTTTGTTGTGTATCCATTTGCTTGTTTTTAATTATTGGATTGCGAATGTGTTGGTTTGGACATTACCCGTCACAATTATAAAAGTCTAGCTTATTTTTGCAATCGCAATCTTTTCGTCTCATTTCTGCATAGTAGGGTAATATATAAAAATCTATAATAAAATAAACCATAGGAATACTAACTAGGTGATTTTGGTCAAAAAAAGGTAAATTGCAAATTAACACACAATTCTGACTTGTAACTCGTTGTGTATCAAGCATTTAACCCTAAGGCGGGTTTTTAATTTATTTACCCGATTTTGTTCGCAATACACGTTTTTAAGGCGTTTTTTATTGCGAACAGAAAAAACCAAGATGCACACTTTTACAACACAATCTTTATTGCCTGCGAATGTGTGCTTTTACTATTTTTTTGTTCGCAATAAAAACCCCTGTTTTGTGTGCATTTTAAAGTATTGCGAATTAAATCTGCACCCCCCAATCTGGCGCAGTATT